CAGCATTTTGGAAATTCATACGAAAGTTTATGTCATCAGGTTGGTATTTATAATTTTCTAAGGCTGCTGTCAAAGTGGGATTGTTCACCATTGCAGCTATTTGTTGTTTGTATCCAAGGAAATCGTCTTTATCTTCTGTATCAGCCTCACTTAGTAAAGTAGTAAAATCACCTGAGTTTATGGTAAATCTATCTAAATTTGGTGGCAAGTCCAAATCATTAAAACCCAGTTCATTTAAATTAGCTTTTGATATATAACCTTGATCTTTTTGTGCTTGTTTTAATTTATTGATGCGATCTACACTACCACCCATAAACCTTGGCAAGGCGTATTTTATTTCTTCTACAATATTTGCTGTAGAGATTCTACTAATTGCATTTCGTATTTCTTTGTCTGCATCATTCAAAGCCTTGGATCCACCAGGTAATGCCAGTATATTATTTCGTGATTCATCTATTTTGTTCTGCAATTCTGTTACATTTTCGTATCCGTTCTGTTGTATTTCTTCTATTGTCTTTGTAGACAACTGATTAAGTAATTCATATTCGTCAACTGCATTTGTTATTTGGGTTTCTTTACGTGTTTTTTCGTTTTCCAATATCGCATCATTATTTTCAAATTCTTTTCCTACAATATCGCTTATTAATAATGACACATCCTCATTGCTAAAACTTTGTAACATATTACGAAACTTATACAAGTCTGTGAGATCCTTTTCTGTATAAAGATTGTTACCGATTGTCAATGAATCAATGTATTTATCAAATTCACCATCTCTGTTTCTTGTTGTTATTGCTCTGTATAACAAGGCTCTATTTTCATATTTTTTTGAACTTATGTCTGTCATACTAGCTACGCTACGTGAAATATTTTGTGCGTTGATTTGAAAAGATGATTCTATATTTTCTTTGGCTACTTTTATTTGATCTGGACTTGCGTTGATACTAAAACCTTGCATTGTAATTGTGTTTTTGTACTCCTCTAATTTGTTGTATGGATCATTTTCAAAGTCTATTGGAACAACAATATTTTCAGATTCTCTTATGTAGCCTTCAGCTGCTATTGCTGCGTCTCTTTCAATTCTCTTCTTTATAAATTCTACGTAAGCCTCTTGTGCCTGTTCTTTGATTAGTCTCCTAGATGATAGATACCTTTCTGGATAAGCTAAAAGTGGATTTGTCATCTCTTCTGTTATGACATCTAGGTTTTGTAAAAATTCTTCTGGTTGTACATCATTGTCAGATATTGCTATTTCTTTGTTTAATTTAATTGATGCGATTGCATCAGTTGTCAAAGCGTTCTCTATAACATCTAATCCAAGTTGTTTTGTTTTACTACCATAAAGGGTCTTGTCTCCAGATGTAAGTATCTTTTCTTTTTCTGCACTTGTAGCTTTTAGAAATTCATCTACATAGTTTGGGTTTTGCTCAAACGCTTGTAAGAAATCTGTAGCTGCTCTTTGTTGTGCATCTTCTGCCCCTCTCTCAATAGCAAATGATGTAATTGCATCAAGTTTAGTTTCTAAATCAGAAAATATATTAGCTTGTCCTCTGAACTGACCAAACTCAATACTTGGAATGTCAATCATTCCTATTGTTCCTGATTCAAATGTTGTTCTCCTTGGTGCCATTATAAACCCCTATCCATGTTCTCTAAGTCTTGTGTCGTAAAAGTGCCTCGTGAGGTAACGAAATCCATATCTTTTTTGCTTTTCCCACTAAGTAGACCACTTTGATTTATGTTCACCAAATCTGTCCCAAAACCTGATAAGGAATTTAACAAAGCACCTGGTATTTGTAGATTAGCTGTTTGTGTAATATTGTTATATTGTAAATCAGAAATACTACTTAATATGTTGACATTGAAATCTGCTGCATTTAAGTCAATAGCTGCGTTTCTTAGAGTTGTAAGTTGATTTAAATATACTGATCCATCTGATGATAGCACACCTCCTGCCGCTGCCTGTGCGATTGTACTACCTAATGTTCTATTTGCATCTCTTAATACTCTGTTAGCTTGTTCTTTTGCCTCAATCCTTTTCTGCTGATACTGTAAGCGTGATACATCTGCTTGTGCTTGATAGTAAGCTCTCATAGCTGCTGCTTGTTGAAAACTAGCGAATAATTGTGTTGCAGACGAGGCAACTGATAATATTGTAAAAAAATTCATTGTCCTACACTCACTTTATATTCTACACCGAGTAAATTAAAAAACAATGGCTGAGATTGTGAAAACGTAAGTTGTCCATCTCTATCATATCCCAACAAAGGTTTCCTTCTCTTTTTGCCTGTAAAAAATGTTGCAGCAGTAAAAGCAAAATCATTCCCATCTAGTGTTAAGTTTTGAGACAAGTACACGTTCGCTGTTGCCTCAACTATTCTTTTCTTTTGTGCAACTATATTACCACTTGATAACTGTAATTCAACTGGTAATGTTGTTATTGTAGGCGTGTAGTTCATACCTATCTCAACATACGTTGTTGGTACTGCATCTAATGTTATTGCACCACTAGATACTGTTTTGTTTGTTTGCATAGCGTCATCTACAATAACCTTGACTGTCTCTCCCTCTAAATGCGTTAATCCTGATACTGACGTTGAGCTAGGTTTAGATGAACCTGATAACAGTACGGCACTATCTGTTGTGTTATCGTCATTGAAAGCCTCTACATAGTACACATCTGCTGAGTTGATTGTTCTTTTGACAACAAAGTATATAGTCTCAACATCTACAGCTACATTGACAAACTCACCATCTGTTGATGCTAGTGATGGTGCTGTTATATTCTGATCTCTTAGTATAGAGTATGTTGCCATAGTACCGTCTGTATTAACTACCATAAGCAAGTCCCCATCAGTAGTAGATGTAGCTTTCCTTAGTGCCATGTCAACTGGACTATTGAGCAAATGGGAACTTAGCAAAGATATATTGTTTGATACATAGTTTAGTTCAACATCACTAAACAAAAACTCACGAACTGCTTTTCCTGCTGACTGTATAAAGATAGTGCCACTCTCAACTCCTAAAGGCTTGATGCCTTCCTTAGCTCCTCTTCTAGTTGCACCATTGATTACAATGTTGCTAGGAGTAATAGGATCTAGAGATGATTGAGGTACAAAGAACTCGCCACCCTTAGTAAATATTTGTAAGTCTCTACCACTAAATAATCCTATGATTGGGTTTGCTTGACCTGTGTCTAGCGTAGCCTCAATGCCATCATCATCTAATCCCTCACCAGGGTTGAAGTCAAAGAAACGATTGACTCTTGATGCAAACAAGGTATTAGGTCTTGACTTTGTACCCCCAAGATATAATCTTCCCTCATGGAATACAACTGTTCTTGGGAATCCTCTTGTTGCTGACCAAGTAACCTCATAACCAGCCTCAAGAACATAATCACCACTAGCTATAGAGTTAGTATCAAAGAATGGGATCTCTACAATAGCCTCAACAACTGTGCCAGAGTTTAGTTTTACAATTCTTGCCCTACCTAGACCATCCTTCAATTCTATATACTGGTTTACGTCATCTGCATCAAAGATAGATGAACCTGCTGTAATTGTAATGTTACCATCAACTGCTGAAGGTGTAATAGTTGTAGACGGCTCTGAGGTTGATAGTGTAAAAGCATGGAAAGGCACATGGTCAAAACTGATTGCTGATATAGTCCATGTGCTGTGTGATGCACCTCTCACTAGTTTGAATGGTGTCATATCCTCTTGTACTAATATTAAAGTGTCAACAGACTGTGCAAAGTCCATAGTTGTTAGTTGGGCAGAAGTTATAGATGTGGCTAAGAAATCGTTGCCACTACCATTGATATTAGTTACAAGCTCTTTGTCTTTGTAAATGTAAACTCTGTTGTGTACAAACAACAACATATAACTTTGCGTAGTCGAAAACTCAAAAGGCACTAGTCGTGTGCCATTTGCTGGTGAACCACCACTATCTATTTGTTTTATAAACTGTAATCCTGGTCTACGCTCTAATCCACCTTGTGGCTGTATCAAGACATTCCTAGCTTTATCAAGTGCATTGTAATATTGTTTTATGTCTATTCGTGATTTTAGCAAAGGATCAACTTCGCCTGTAGTAAAATTAGTTTGTATTGTGATAGCCCTGCTCATGGCATCACCTAATATCTGTTAATGGGAAATCTACTATTGCGTAATTAGGTCTGCCTCTGCCATCTATATTCATAGCCTGTCTTAGATACCCACCTCTACCATTCTCTGGAGCTGTGCCAAGAGCTATGGTTCTCCAGTAATCAGACTTTGTTATTTGGTCTGTAACAGGCTCTGCTAAATGCCACGCCATCATGTAGACAAGTAGCTGCACAAAGTAAGAAGGCATGACACCTTCTGTAATTGCTGATGTTACAAAGTCAATAAAAATTTTTTCTTCGTGAGTAGCTATAGTTGGACCACTAGCTGTAAATAGTATCTCGTAGCTCTGTATTGGTAATATCCTTGTAGAACTAGAATTGTAAACTTGTAAAGGTGTTCCACTTACAGCAGTAGACGGCATATCGTATTGGTAAGACCATTCATTTACTGGTGTGGTTGATGATCGTGATAGTTGTTGTTTGGTAAGTGCAAATGACCAAGGATATAGAGATAAAGTCTGTTTCTGAACAGTCTCATAGATGTTGTTGCATACAGTCGCTGCATCATTTGTTGTGTCTGTAAAAGAAGATATTGTGTCTGCACCTAGAAGATTGAGTGCTTGGTTGCAGATAGTTATGTTTGTATCACCACTTGCCATATTCAGTCCTTGTAGTTAGGGGAGGCTGTTACACCTCCCCATAGTCTTAGTCTGAGTCAGTAGCTGAGATAGCTGTG